GATCGTTAGACATTCTTAGCTCCTCAGAAGTTTCCAGCAAACTTACCCGACATCACGTCTTCCGGCCCGGCGATCACGGCCATCACGCGGTCATCGGGCAAGAGCGCCATCGCAACGCCGCGATAGGAAACCATCGTGGATTCATAGCGCGGGATCAGCACCCAGTCCCCGACCTTGCACCAAGGACCGGAGCGTTCGAACTTTTCACCCTGATAGGCTTCGGGCCCAACGGCGCACACCAGCGCGGACACGGAGGAATACTTGTCCTCGGCGCGCACGGTGTCAGGCAGATACAGAGTGACTTCCGTCCCGTCATCCTGCTTGATCGTCTTGAGCTCTTCAGGACGAACGTAAATCTTAACGGCCACGAGATAGCCCGCAGGGCGCATGTCAAACGGACGTCCCGTAATGAAGGTGAATTCGCCGTCGATTAGCTCTTTGGCTAGAACCTCTTCGTGAGGTTCGATGTTGCTCATACTCATCAGTACATACTCCCTTTTATCGGCTCCGGTTTTTTATCGTCGTCTGGCTGCATCATACGTTTGTATTCTTCGTTGATGACGCTAATCGCAGCCGTGTAAGCGCGCACCAACGCATTACCCTCCAGCACCTGAAGGGCGATCTCTTCCGCCGTCATGGCCGGGATGTGCTTATCCCCAAAGCTCGACGGCCTAAAACGGGCGTTTAAAGTATATTCAGTGGCGCGGTCGCGCAGTTCGCCTATACGCTCAACCGCGCGGCGACCGAGTTCCTCGGCTGACATTGGCACTCTCCGGTAGTTTTTTGTAACTCTTGGTTGCAGCGATATAGTCTTTGCCAATCTTCTGCGGAATTTTTACGGCCCTTGCAAAGGCAGGATTGTGCGCGGCTGCACCCATCAAGCGATACTGACGCTTTGATCTAGCAGGCACAGCCGCGCACTCCCCTTATTTGCCGCGCATTTTGTTCATAGCGTCGATGATGTTGCCCTCGGGCGTCATCATGTCCTTGCGGACCTTGCCAACGCCGCCCTGAGCCTTCTTGATCGGCGCCTGACCCTTGCGCATCTTGCCAGCGCCGCCAGCTGCGTAGCCCATCGGCTCGCCGCCATCCATGTAGCCCATCGGACCACCGTTCATTTTCTTAACGGGCTTGCCACCGTGAGAATAGCCCATCCCGCCACCGTCCATCTTCTTGGCGGGCTTCTTCGGCGAGCCAATCGCGATCATGACAGCCAGACCGTCCTTCGGCTTGGATCCTTTAACCTTGCCGCCCTTAGCATACTCCTGTTCTACACCCGGATTGACGGTCATGTCATACATCCGGTTAAATATATTTGGTTTGTTAACACGGGCCGCCTCGGTAGCGACATTTTTCGCCACACGCTTTTCACGCTCTGTGAGAGTACGCGCTCCACGATCAGCATAACCACGAGTCACAGACGGGGCCGGAATGCGCTTCTTCGCGGCTTCTTCGAGGGCCTCTGCCCTAGTCAGCTGGCGCTTAAAGAACGAACTCTCGCGCTCTTTCATAATCTGATCAGCAAGAGCATTGAGAGCCTTGTTATCAGGCTTTGCAGACGCAGTCGATGCAGCAGTGGGCGTCGGCGTAGGCGTCGGCGTAGGCGTCGGCGCGGGCGTCGGCGTAGGCGTCGGCGCGGGCGTCGGCGCGGGCGTCGGCGTAGCGCGCGACGCAGAAGCCGGTGCGGCAGCCGCACGAGCCGGGGCAGCCTTCGACGATTCACCCGCCATCTTGGTGTTGTAAGTGTTACCCCGCCAAGTGAAGACGCCATTCGGGCCCTGCTCCTTGCGCGCCTCGTTGAACGCTTCTTTGAACGACTGCTTCTTCGCAGCGTCGGAGGTTTCCTTAGCGCGGGCAGTATTCACACTCCGGGCTTCTGCCACCCTGCTCTCAAGATTCGGCAGCGACATTTTAGGCCGGGACATTTCCTCCAGACCCTTCATGTCGACTTCGACCTGCTTGACCTTGCCGCCCTTCTTGTAGCCACCCATCTCGGTGGCCAGCTTGCGCGCAGTGTCAGATGACGTTTGGACGCCACCCTTGGAGAAACCCTTTACGCCGCGCCCCTTGAGGACGTCAGCCTGAGTGACCTTACCATCACCGGTAAGATCGGGCATCTTACCGCCCTCAGCCATCTTCATCTTCTTCATCTCAGCGCCTTCCTGAGACGACATGCGGTTGCCCGACTTTACGGACTCACCCGGAGACGGCATTGGACGCTTCTTCTTCTCCATCATGTCCATGAAACGCATCTCGTCGCCTTCCTGCTTCGACATGCGGTTGCCGGACTTCACTGAATCGCCCGGCGTCGGCATCTTCTTCACCGGACCGCCAACCTTATAGGTCGGGATCGGGCGAGCGTTCGCGCGCTGCTGCAGGGCCTTCGCACCATTCGGCTGCTTCGGCATGGGCTCAGCAATCGCCGGGCCGAAAATCGCACGAGCTTTGGCCCGCAAGTCAGTGTTCTTCATTGAAAACCTCCAAGTTTCCGCATGGCCTCTGACTGCAACTTCATTGCCGCAATCTTCTCTCTCGATACGCGATTCGCCGCGTCACTCTGGGCTTCCATCTGCGCTTTCGCAAGCTCAACCTGCGCGTCACGCTCGCTATCAGCCTGTTTGATCTGCAGCTTCTGCGCCTCAATCTGCGCCATCTGATCAATTTCAGGCTGCGGCTTATACATCGGCGCCAGCTGCTGCATAGCCTGCGCAACCATGACCGCAATCTGGTTTTCCATTTCCGGAGACATCGGCGTGCCCGGAGGCGGCAGCGGCTGGCCGATCATCTGCTCGACCTGCTGACGCATCTTCATCGCCAAGTGCTCGTTGATGTGCGCCTGCAGAGGCGGATTGTCCTGCGCAATCGGCGCGTGTGCCGCGATGTGCGCATCGTGATCCTGATACGCGCCAGCTATCAACGGCACGCCTATAATCGCGTTCTGATTCTCCGTCAGCGGGTCCAGCGGACGCGGCTTTTCAGCCTCCGGCACCAACAGTAACTCAATCTTCTCAGGCGCTACACCCATCTCGACGTACATCTGCCGATACGCCTCGCGCAGATTGTGCTGATCCGGTTGCTGTGTCGCAAACCGCAGCAACGCCTCTGCCCGCATCATGCGCTGGGCCGACGACGAGATGTTCGGATCCGACATCGGGATCACGTCGATGTTGTTCGCGAAATCCTCGCGCATAATCGCAGCCATGCCGCCGCGCACCGGGAACGGATACGGCTCGTCGGGTAGATACTTCCCAAACAGATTCGCAATGTTCTTCAGTTCGCGGCTGAACGCCCGGTGGCAGCGCTTCAGCGTCGCCGACTGCAGGCGGGTCGCGGCCTCCATCAGCGCCACGGTCGTGCCTACCGGCGCGTCCTGACGGCCCTCACCGACTGCAATCTCCGTCGTGTTCGCCAGATTCCGGGCACCCTCATATGTCTCTTTAAGCAACGCCAGCGAAACCTGCGACGGCTCCTTGTACGGCATTGTCATGATCGCATTCTGGATCGGCAAGCCACCCGTGTCGATCTCGCGGAACTCGGTCGGACCAATCCCGATATTGTTGTCCTCCAGCCGCATGCCCTTCACGCGCAAGCCGCCCGGGAAGTTATTCAGCGTCCCCGCATCAATCAGCTGGCGGCGGATCGACGTCGCCGTCTTCGCCGAATTCCCCAGCAAGTGCGAATAGCCCAGTCCGTAGAAGCCAACGCCGGGCATGAACTTATAGTGCGTGAACGGATTGCTCCGCTGGAACGTCGGGTCCGTCTCTTCGTAGTTCCGATAGATCGACAGAACCTTCCGCGATCCCTCTTCAATCGTCACAACATACGGCAGCGGAATATCATCTTCGTTTTCGAACCCAACCAGATTCAGATCCGCATAGACCTCGTAAATCCGATACTCTTCAGTGCCCTCAGCGCCCGGTTCCACACCCTGAACGCCGTCCACCTGCGCCTGAATCGGCGTCTGCGAGCTATCATCCGCCTGCGGGTCGCCAATGTCGATGTCGCGATACACGCCTGCCAACTGCGCCAACCGGAAATTCCGGCGCGTCATCGGCGTGATGTGGCAGAAACGCGGGCTAGTCGCCAAATCCGTCGTGCCATACGACGCGATGAAGTTATCCGGCAGCACGAAACGGCTCACCGGGCGGCCCAACAGCCGATCCTGATACGTCTTCTTAAACGTCGAACCCACCAGCGGCAGCCAGAACAGCATCTGGTCAAATTCTTCGTAGAACTCCGGCGCCAACTCCGTCAGATACAGGTTCATGAACTGCTGCACCCGCGACGCCTGCGCCTCCAGCTGTTCATTCGCGACACCGATCACCTGCGTCTTCACCGGGCCCGCCGCCGGCAGCAACTCGCTACAGGCCACCGCCTGCCAGCGCACCACAGCCTCAGCCATCAGCGGGTCATAGACGCCGCACGCGCCCTTAAACGGCATCGTGCGGTCCTCAATCTTCAGACCCATCAGCTTGATGCCCTCAGACATTGTCGCTTCCCAGTCCCCGCGCGACTGCTTGTCCTCCTCAACGCCGCTGAGCAACATCTCGCCCACCGTGTTCAGGTCCATGTCCTTCATGTACAGCGCAAGATTCGCGTCAAACGCCGCCTCTTCCGGCACGTCCGTCTCGGGCTCAAAATCAATCTCGACCCCGCCGTCGTCCAACTCCGTGAACTCCGCGCCGTCAAACATCGCCGGACCTTCGTCCTCGACATTGATCTCTGCGCCGTCCAGCGGCAACTCCACATCGATACCGCCAATGCCCTCAAACGCAGGGCGTAGCGTGTCTTCCAGCGTGGTCGGTCTGCGAGCCATAAGTGTCCTTACCAATAAAACTCAACACGCTCAAGCGGCGTGTCATAGCTCGGTTCATACGGATCTTCCGTATTCTGCACCCAGCCACTCTGCTTGATCCGCAAAAACGCCATCGTCATCGTGTCGACCCAGTCCCGCGAATCTGCCGCCGGAAACTGCACGCACTGCTCCATAAAATCCCGGGCCCACGGTCGCAACTGATCCGGCGAATTCTTCATCGTCGGCAGCCACACCCGACCGTTCTCGATCAGGTCAGTCACCAGCCGCACACGCGCAATCTTGTCGCCAAACTTATCCGGGTTAAACGGCGTCGCCACAATCCCCGCCCGGCCCAGATCCTGTATCAGCATCTGCCCGTTCGCCTTCGCTTCCACCAGCACCGTATCCGGCGTCCGCTCCCGCGATGCCTTGATCGGCAGCTTATAATTATCGTCCCTATAGTCTGTCGCCATTCGCTGGACCATGCGCCTCAGAATCGGCCACTCCGCCCGCTCCCGCCACACACTCAGCAAAATCAGGTTCGGAACCCCATTGTCATCGTCGAACACGCCCCACGTCGTCGACGCACTAAACGCCGACGTCTTGTTCGCCGTCAGCGCCGTGTCCCATGCCTGCAGCACATACTTCACCTTCGGCGGCTCGGGGGAGCGCCACCACTTAAACCACGTCTGATCGATGATGCCACCATCATCAACCACCGGGTTCTGCTGATACAACGACGACCAA